TAACCGATGCCGTTATTACCGTACCGGCCTATTTTAACGATTCTCAACGTCAAGCCACGAAAGAAGCCGGTGAAATCGCAGGCTTGAATGTACGTCGTATTGTCAATGAGCCTACTGCTGCCGCATTGGCCTACGGCCTTGACAAGTCAAATAAAGACATGAAAATCGCCGTATTTGACTTGGGTGGTGGTACGTTCGATATTTCTATTCTTGAATTGGGAGACGGTGTATTCGAAGTAAAATCGACCAACGGTGATACTCACCTCGGCGGTGATGACTTCGACCACGTTATCATCGACTGGCTTGCCGATGAATTCAAAAAAGACGAAGGTGTCGATTTGAGAGAAGACCCGATGGCTTTGCAACGTTTGAAAGAAGCAGCCGAAAAAGCTAAAATAGAATTGTCGAGCTCGACATCGACCGAGATTAATTTACCTTACATTATGCCGGTGAACGGTGTACCCAAACACTTGGTTAAAACATTGACTCGTGCCAAATTCGAGCAATTGAGCGACCGATTGATTCAGGCTACTATCGAACCGTGTCGCAAGGCTTTGCAAGATGCGGGTTTAAGTGCCTCTGACATAGACGAAGTAATTCTCGTGGGTGGTTCTACTCGTATCCCTGCTATACAAGCGATTGTAGAAAAATTCTTCGGAAAAACTCCTTCAAAGGGTGTTAACCCCGATGAGGTAGTTGCGGTAGGTGCTGCCATTCAAGGTGCGGTATTGACTGGTGATGTGAAAGATGTATTATTACTCGATGTAACTCCCCTTTCATTGGGTATCGAAACACTGGGTGGCGTAATGACCAAATTGATTGACGCCAACACGACTATTCCTACCCGTAAATCGGAAGTCTTCTCGACGGCTGTCGACAACCAGCCCTCAGTTGAAATCCATGTATTACAGGGTGAGCGCCCTATGGCAAAAGACAACAAAACTATCGGTAAATTCCACTTGGACGGAATTCCGGCAGCCATGCGGGGTGTGCCTCAAATCGAAGTCACGTTCGATATAGATGCCAACGGAATCTTGAATGTATCGGCCAAAGACAAAGGTACAGGTAAAGAACAAAGCATACGTATCGAAGCATCGAGCGGGTTGACCGACGCCGAAATCAAACGAATGAAGGACGAGGCTGCTGCCAATGCTGAAAACGATGCAAAGGAAAAAGAACGTATCGACAAACTGAATCATGCCGATGCTCTCATCTTCCAAACCGAAAAACAGCTTAATGAAATGGGAGACAAGATTCCGGCAGACAAAAAAAGCGCTATCGAGTCGGCTCTGGCTAAATTAAAAGAAGCTCACAAAGCTCAGGATATTGCCGGTATCGATGCCGCTTCGACCGAATTGAACAATGTATTGCAAGCTGCCGCCCAAGACTTGTACAATGCTCAGGCTCAACAACAAGCTGCCGGAGCACAACAAGCTCAACCGGGTGCAGATGCTTCACAAAGCGGAAATAATGGTAAAGATGTTACCGATGTCGATTTCGAGGAAGTGAAGTAAGTTGCAACAAACAACGATAATGAAAAAATAATCTGTGTAGTAGTTACACAGATTATTTTTTTTAACGTCCTCTTCCTTCATTCCATTATCCCCAATAATCCAAAATTCAGACTCTAAATTCTACTCACACACGAAAGCTAAGGATAATAAAGGGTGATTAATTCTCGAACCTTTAAGACATAGGTTCAGCCTCCCTATCCATTGTTATATTCCTCGTTTTCTTATCAATATTTTTCAATTCGAAAAAATACAGGGAAAGCGTTCAAAATGAATTTACCCTCTCTCCTAAAAAATTACCGGGCCTATTTATGGGGCGTAATTCGAAGCGGTTTTTTGAGAGTTGGTGGAAATGAGGCGAAAAGCGTTTATTTATA